TATCCTTCTGGACGGAAGAGACCCTCTATGTCTTTCAGATCGTAGCGGCGGAAGGCCGGCATCTGGTGGAGGGGTGTGTCCTCATGCGGAAAGACTCGACCGACGGGGCCGAGGTAATCCGGATTGAGGTAAGGAGACACATAGAAGACGTTTCGTGCTGAAGCCAACCAGGATTGGTCCAGCCACTCCGGCAAGTCATGGAGGTGAGCATAGCCATGCTCCTCGATGGTTCGGTACTGAAGGGTTCGCTCGGCCTGCGTAGTCACTCGCACGGTCTTAGCGTCCTCCGGATGAAACCGGTAACCACGTCGCGGCAACGGCTCGCGACGACTTGCATTGGATTCTGCCATGGGTCGGGGACAGCGACGTCCGATCAACTCAAACATGCAGGAATTCAATATGAGAAAGTCCGGGGAGGTGAAATTCTTCCCGAGCGAGAACTGGAGACCACCCAAGCGTGTGATGATCTTCCATAACTCGTACCCATCCTTGTCTGTCACAAAGGCTACGTCATCGCCATTGATAAGGAGGGGATACTTTCCCAACGGAGTCTTCCCTACGGTATCATACCGGATCTCGAGGGCGTATCGAGTCAGTGCCGCATTGATTATGCAAAGCACCGGGAAGGAAACAGGAGACCCCATAAGTTGTCCATTGGCTTGGAGGCCAACCTTCTTTGCCTGGCGAACCGTGTGGCCGGTAAGCGCAGTGACAAAGAGTTCTTCGAGATGTTTCGGAATGCCCCAACCGGAGCATAGTTCGCGAGCACACACATTCGAGAGTCGAGCGGAGATGAGATCCGTAGCTGATTTGTAATCACCGCTGACAAAGAACTCCCCAGCCTGGAGAGGCTGGAAGAAGGTTCGATGGATATCCGAAAGTGCCAAAGGCTGGCCAATCAGTCGGAACACATCGTGGCGCCGGAGGGCACCATGGACAAACTTCTGAAGATACGATGCCGTGTAGTAGGCACTCTCAGGACCCGCCGTAATGGTCCGGATCTTCAGGGGCTCAGGGAGCCCAATGATTTTGGCCCGGAAGTTGGTCTCCGGGGGGGCATGCACGGTGAGATCCCGGGCTGCCCATCGACAAACACTCTCGTCGAACCAATGCTGGACCGGCCGACTGGCTGATCCGCCATGGTATCTGCACGGTGAAGGAGTCACCGTTCCGGGAACCCAGCTAAGCGGAGCTGGGGCAGCATACCGGAACCGACAATTCATCGGTTCCCTTTCCTCGTTGGGGGGTCGTATTCCCAACGATTGGAGAACTGGTCGGTATTCCGAATTCTCGGCCGCGGCCTCCTGTACAATGGAAGCATAGCGAACATCGAGATCGGCCGAGCGGCCATCATGGCCCCGCCAACAGGTTACGCAGTCGCCCATGCATCCCCCATCACACCCATCTGGAACGATGGGCAGGTAGGGTGTGGGCGCACACGCGCGACTCGACGGAAGGTCCTTCAGGACCGCCAGGAAACTGACCAGGGCAGGTTGTCGGGCTGCCACGCGACCTTTCGCCCCACCCTCCGCTCGTGAAGTGGAATCGTGGGCGTGCGCGGAAGGGACCTGACACGGCATGATGGTGGAAAACCGAACGCCCTTGAGTGTAGCAACAATCTCTCGGACGGTCCGGACAACCTGCGCATCTAGCACCTCAGGAGTCACTAAGAGTACTTCACCGTTCGCAAAAGCGAAGTGGGCGGTTTCCTCTTTATGTGGTGTCGTCAGGATTTTGAACGACTTCTCCTCGGCCTGCCTAATCTGAGCCTCGCTCATTTCGGCAGCAGCCCGCTTCATGAAGAAGGTGAACGCCTGCCCGCGAGCTAGCGTCCTCCCAATCCAAGAGCACAAGCGAGCGCCCGCAGGTCCCGGTAGCAGGGACCTACAGCGGAGCGTACGTTCGCGGTACTCAGCGGGGACGGTTGGCAACTCCGTCTGGTGTTTCGACTGTCCGTCGAATGTTGCCAGCTTCAATTTGAGGAAGCTTTCTGCTTGACCGATCATGTACAGACCGGCCAGGGCCAATGTCAGGTGCCACCATCCGTTCATGGGAACGCGGGGTGACCTGGGCTGCAGCCGAATCCAAAGGAGAAAGGATTCGGTAAAGCGCAGCGCTTTCTCGATGCTTGCAGACATCAAGACTTCTGGACTGAGAACAACTCGCGGCTCGCGAGAAGATTTTTGTTTATCAGTCAGGGATGCCATCCATTTTTGGTCTGCTTCATTCCACGCGGGGAGTTGGGGACAAGGTTTACCTTTTGTCTCCATCTCGCGACGGGTGCATTGTTGTAATGCAGAGCAGAGCCTATCATGGAAGGCCTTTCGGCGACAGTAAGTGGACCACTCACTTCGCCAGGTGTGCCAGGTTGACTCCAGATTCCCCTTAGGGAGCTGGAAACCAATCAACCTGACCTCACACTCAGTGCTATCTCGGGTGTTCTGACCGAGAACATCAACACGAATGGCATTTTCATACCAGATGTTGGCGCGGGCTCGCAAGCCCTCGACAATGTCCCTATAGATCGGATCGTTACCGTCCGTGGAGAGACACGTGGAGCTTGAATGCTTCATTTGTTTTAGCTGTTGAATCAGCGTCCCCGGATGATCACTGCCGATCG